TCAATTTATGGGAACAGAAAACAAGATACTTAATTTAACATAATATACATTATGCGCGGTTAGGTCATGCCCGTGGCTAGGGGTCAAGAACACCGCAGCCATAAGGGCTACAGCCGTTCCGGCTCCTTTGGTGTACTTCGCCAGGATGTCATACCAGGCCTGTTTGAGTTCGGGGTCTGTTTCTCTCACTGCTGCCAGACTTAACAGCACTTCTTTGACGTCGAGCCCGATTTCCTCGGCAATCTTTTTCGCAGTCTCATCAGTGAGTTGCACTTTGCCTGTGGTCAGGCTGGAGATATGCGACTTGGTAAAACCTAGCTCTACAGCAACTTGCTGATATTGGCTGAGCTTTTTGGCCCTCATGTAGGCCTGAATCAGTGCTTTGGAGTCCATCTAATTGTTTCCTCGCTTGCTCTAGTGGGCATATAACACACGCATTGGGGCAAAAAGTCACCCGTTGTTAGTTAGATTTAGTTCTGATTCAATCCAGTCAGTTCATAATAAATCTGACATACCCATGACCCACTCTAGCCCACAAAACCCAGATTTGCCTGCGCTGACCGAGCGCAAGGTCTATTGGCAGGCAGAACCGACCGGCGATTACTCCGCCTGTGTGGCGGGTCAGGTTGAGATGTTTCGCGACCTGCATGAGATGCGGATCTACCTGTCCATGACCTACCCCGATACGGCATTTGAGCTGGTCGAGGTGACTGAGGACACATGGCAAGACTTCTATGACCAGGGAGTGTTTTTCGATGACTGGTCATAAATCCGTGATGCCGATAAATGGGGTTATCGGCGACAACCTGGATGTGAGCGTCCAGCCCTTTGTTGTCGGCTTTGGTCTGCTGCTGGTGCTCTGCCTGCTGGCAACCCTGGTTGGCTTGGTTGCCACCTCCTGGGACAAGCAGCTATGAGCGGCCATAAGACCCTGATCGACTATCTCTCCTTCACCTGGGCACCTACCGAGTTGCGCCAGATGGTTGAGTTAGCCAAGCAAGGTGCCCTCTTGAAGGCCATCCCCCGCTTCGATACCCAGAACAAGGCCATCCAGGCGGCGCTGTCTGCCCCGCCCGTTGAGGCGCTGCGTTACCTGTGGAAGCGTCCGGTGGGCTTTGCTCCCCTCGCCCGTTTCGACAAGGTGACAGAGCGGCTTTATGACAAGGCTGAGCGGTTGGGCGTTGCCCCTGCCCCTGCGACCGTGGCGCGGGTATACGACAAGGCCTCCGAGCGGGTGAGCCTCAAAGGCATAGCCAAGTCCCCTGCCCCCGTCTTTACCCCGTCCATGACCGAAATGATGGAGCGGGCCTTGCACTCCAATTACAAATCCCGGGCCGACATGCGCAAAGAGCTCAAAGCCGTCTGCGCTGACCTGCTCAAGTTCTCCGAATTTGAGGTGGTCGAGGGTGCCAAGTATTGGGAAGCTTATAACGACTTGATCGACAGCTACGGCGTCCAGTTCCTGGACACCCTCTGCTGCGCCGAACTGGAGACATGGCTGGAGGAGCTGAACACCCGCATTGGTGTTCCCATTCCTGAGCCGCGCTTCACTATGCGCCCTCGCCGCTCCGGTCTGCATGGCTACGCCAATTCGGCTGACTTGCTGTGTGATGGCCTCCCCTGTGGGCTGATTGGTTGGGGTGCGGCTAACCACGGTTGCATGGTCAGTTTTTCCGGTGTGGGTTGTGCGGCCCTGGACTTCCAGGCTCTGCACTCTGTTATCTCTCACATTCCATCGGTGCGGATCACGCGGGTGGATTTGGCCCTGGACGATTACAGCGGCGACCACATCAGTTACCAGGGCGCGATCACTGCCGCTGAGGCTGGCGAGTTTCATCCGCAACGGGGCCGTGCGCCTTCCTGGATGAAAATTGAATCCGGTGAGTTTGTGATCTCCGAAATATCCAAGGGTATCGCCAAGCGCTTTGGCATGGTGCCGACCAAGGGATGTTCCTTTTATGTGGGTAGCCGGATAAACGGCAAATGCGCTCGCATATATGAAAAGGGAAAACAGATGCAGTCTGAGGAGCATCCTAATTGGGTTCGCGCCGAAGGCGAATTACACAACAAGGATAGAATTATTCCGCTGGAAGTCCTGGTAAACCCTGATCCCTATTTCTCGGGGATGTATCCGCAATTTGCTAAATGGCTGGATGCAGTTTCCCAGGAAGATACTGTGCCGGTTCGTGTGACCACATTTAAGAATAAGTTCAAAACGTCCAGGGACAATGCTGTTTTTAATATGTCTCGGATGGCAGGCCGCCTTGTCAATTGGTTAGCAAACATTGAGGGGTTAGCCCCAGAGAAGATTGTTAACCAATTAACTGCGCACCTGGGAGAAGATGATATTCCCGCACGGTTAAGAATGCCGCTGCCACCTGAGATTTTATCGGGTGCACATAATTTGGTATCGACCTAAAAATCAGGTTCTTCAAAGAAAGGGTAAATAATATGTCTCTGCTAACTGGTGTTCTGGTCACTCGTGTGACTCATGGTTATGGCGTTTCCCGTAAATCTGGCGCGCCTGTGCCTTATGACTTCGCCCAGGTGGAATATCTGGCGGTAGCCAATAACGTAAACAAGCCGGAGTGCAATATCACTTCCTGGGGCTATGAGGTTCGCCAGTTGGCCCTGCGCAATGATTCACCGACTATTAAAGAGCTGGCCGACTGCCCTAAATTGGTAGCGGTGGATCTTATCCTGGAAGCGGATCCCCAGAATCCGACCCGCAACGTTGTTGTTGGCTTCCAGCCTACCAAAAAGCCGGTATAACCGCCGCGCAACGAGGAGGAGGAGCGAGAGCGCGCAGCGAGCGACGACGAGGGCGCGATAATGCTTTGTTTAAATATTACCTCTGAGGGATATGCCCGCCTTGCTGAGGGGGATGCCTGTCAATACGTGCTCTTGACTGTCCAGGAGCACACCAAATTAACGGATATATCGAGCTGGTTTGAATTCGATACATCCACGGTAACGATGGCCTTTGGCTTTGGATTAATCATCTGGGTCGCTGGCCTCAAATTGGGCGCTATTGCCCGTGTAATCGTAGGTGCAAAAAGAGGATAAATATAATGCAAAAACTTTCAGGCTTGTTCCGTAACGGTTGTATCGCTGCTGTTGCTGCTGTTTCCGGTTCTGCTTTTGCAGAAGGGACAGGGGCGGCTGATGCTGCGGCCAAGGCACTTGATGCGGCTCAGGCCGATGTGAATGCCACTTCTCCCAAGGTGATGCTCGTTGTCGCTGCGGTTGTTGGCTGTGGCATCCTGATCAGCCTTATTCGCAAAGCCTAAGCCATGTCCCTGCTTATCGGGACGCTGTGGTTTTTGTTCTTTGTCGAGGGATGGCGAACATCCTTTTCAATCTAAGGCGGCTTCGGTCGCCTTTTTTCATATTGGGGGCTGTGTGCGCATAGGTTGGCTTTTATTATTTTTTCCATCGTTTGCATTCGCTGTTATGGGGTGTCCTACTGGTGTTCCATTGGGTAATGTCACTATGGCGACACGTCTTCCTGTTTGCCTTAAATTTGAAGGTTCTGAGTTAGGTGGCTGTCTTGTTGATTGTAAGGGTGTTTGCGTAGAGTTGCCTTTAGCTAACACTATGGGGCCTGTTGAAACAACGGGTTCAGCTTGTAGCTTGTCAGATAATGGCAGCGGTGACGGTGATTCGGATGGCAGTGGTAAAACTCCTGGTGAGGGGCCTTCAGGAACTAAACCTATTGATGGTTGGCTTGATTTTCAGCCCGTTGTCGGTGATGCCACTGGGACTTCTGTTTCTGGTTCCGTTGCTAAACTAAATAAAAACCTTGGTCTTGCCTTTCGTCAGTTGATGGATGGTACTAAGCGGGATTCTAATAACATTAACTCTATTACTCATAGTGCTGAATCATTTGCTAGGGATATGAAAACAGCTCTCTACCATTTGGATAAAATGTCTAATGATGTTCTTCAGACTAAAAATAACAGCGCTGAGCTTTTGGGTGGAATTAATACATCTAATGAATATTTGAATGCAATAAACACCAAGCTTGACTCTTTAGGTTCTTCATCTCCTGGCGGGGACAAAGATGGGGATGACTCAAAATTGTATGATGAACTGAAACAATTTCATCTTAATACGTTTGGCCCTAACTTCGCCCAAAATAATGAAGGGGGAAACTTTTATGAGTTAGTCAGGGGGTATCAATATGATGTTTCCAGTATAAAAGAGAGCGTTCGTAACCTTGACACTACATTTAGTAGTTTTCATTGGAATACGTCTCAAGAGTTGCGGAATAACAGTATTGAAATGAACCGCAATATCAAAGCGATTGCCGAAATACTCAAAGGGAACGGCGGTGCTGGGGATGATGGTAGTGGCTCAGGTAGTGGCGATGGTGAAGGTAGTGACATTGATTACAGTAAAATGCCTGGATCCAGTGATAACCCCCTTGCAGTCCAGGGCGGTAAATATAATTCCGCTTGCCAAGGAAAAGACTGTTTCTTTGATGTGCCTGCGATGCAAAAGAAACTCGATGATGCCAATAAGTCGCTGACTGACAAGTACACGACTATTTCTAGCGATGTGCAGAAGGTCTTTACCTTTAGCCTGTCCGGTTCTGCTGACCCGATGGAGTGCCTTGATTTATTCAGTCACCAGGGAAAAACCTATTCGGTTTGTCCGCCAACGGGGGACTACTGGCAGACGCTCGCCGCGATAATGATGTTTGTGTTCTATTTCATTGCGCTGATGATCATATTTAAGAGGTGATGTATGGAATGGCTTGGAGAGTTCTTTAATTCGTTTTTCGCCGATATATATCAATTGGCGGTGCAGTTTGGCGCGTGGCTGGCCATCCGCTTGGCGGTGCAGTGGGTAGAGTTCAAACTCTTTCTGCTGACGTTTACCTGGGACGTTGCCAAGGAAATATTGGTGAACGTTCACTTTAGTGAGCTGTTGTCGTCGTCCTTTAATTCCCTGCCGCCGACCATGAAAGGGATCCTGTTATACATTCACCTGGACAAAGGGCTAACCATCCTCACCCAGGCGTTTGTTACCCGCTTCATGCTCAATATGATGGGGTGGTAAATGTCTATCAAGATCCACCACGGCGCTCCAGGTTCCTACAAGTCGTCAGGGGCCATTCATACCGATGTGATACCCGCCATCAAGGCTGGCCGTCACATCGTTACCAACGTGCGCGGCTTCACGGCTGAGCGGTGCAGGGAGGTACTGGGCAAGGCCGTCCCCGATGACTTCCAGGTAACGTATATCGAAACCGAATCCCAGGAAGGGCGGGATCATTTCGCTCGCTTCTATCATTGGGCGCCCAAGGGCGTGTTCTTCCTGGTCGATGAAGTGCAACGGATATTTCCGCCTGCTTGGCGACAGACTGATTTAGACCGGCTGGATTATCCAGGTGGGCCGGATGCGGCTAAAAATGATGGCCGACCGGAAACCATAGACGTGGCCTTTGATATGCACCGTCACCATAACTGGGATTTTGTATTTACGACTCCGAACATCAAAAAGGTACACCAGGTAATCAGGGCCGCTGCCGAAACAGCCATTCGGCATACCAATATGGCGATATTGGGGATAGGTGGTCGTTACAAGACGGTATTACACCTCTCGGATAACTCCGGTTCGTCCATGTCTGACGTATTGCAAGCCAAGCCATTCAATAAGGTGCCCAAGTATGTTTTCAAACTTTATGACTCAACTGCAACCGGTAAAGTCTCGGATACAATCGCGGGTAGCTCGGTATTACGAGATCCTAAAATTCTGTTTTTTCTGGCGGTGTGGGGGTTTTGTGTATTCTTTGGCTTCATCAAGCCTGAGTATATTGATGCTCCTGCTAAGGCCTCTCAGGCTGCTGCTGACGCCTCTTCGGTTCCTGGGGAGGTGGACGGTGCTCCCGCTGATGGGGTACGTCCTGGCGGCGCTCCTGCTGCGTCTCCTGGCGGGGTTCTTTCTGTAGGGCCGTTCGCTGGGCATCGGATCATCATTAGCTGTCATGTCCTGGTGAAGGATCACCGGGGCGAGTATCGCGTTGAGTATTGCTTCTCACTGCGCAAGGGTGACGAGGTACAACCGCTCTATAGCGATGATTGGCCGGACGAACTTGCCAGCGTGGATGCTGTAAGCGGCTGTCATGCGGTGGTGAAGTACCAGGGCCAGCCGGTGGATGTGTATTGCGACCCTGATGGGGATACCCTGCGCCGGAAATACAATGCTGCCCTCTTCGCCGGCGGCGATACCAAAAAAGCGCCATCGGATGACCGGTCATAGTTATAAAGGTGAACGGGTATAAAAAGTATAACCGCGACACTGCATTTCTTATGTTAAATACAGAGGTTTCAGAATGAATATGATGCTGGGTGTTATCGCTGTTTGCCTGGATATAGCCATCCTGGTCGCCTTGGGAACGAACCCATATTATTCCGCCGAGGTGCGTTGGGCCTGCTTTGCCCTGGTGGCCCTGTTTTCACTGCCTCCAGTGCCCTGGCCGCGGCCAGTAGGCTTAAGGTTGGCAACTGAACACCAGGGGCGGTAGCCCCTACAAGCCGCCCCTTTATGCTTATTTGGCCCCTATCGTCTCGCGGCGGAACACGCTGATATAGCCCCGAGACTGGATCACCCCCTTCCCTGCTAAACCGGCGTTTAAGGCGTTCATAATCTGGGGGAAGTAAACGCCACAGCGCACTTATAAGTGGCTGAGGTTTTTGGGGTGTAGCTCGAATTCTTCTAGTTCAAATCTGGTTTTGCTTAATTTGTATTGAAATAACTCTACATGATGAAGTGGGTGAGTGGGATCCTTCAAAGTGTTGGCCATTTCTAGTGCTTCATGCATGTTAAATCTGTACCCTAAGTGTATAGATATAACTGATTTCGGATTTATTTTCTTTAGATAAAGCATTCCTTTGTAATAAGCTAGGTTTTCAAAAACAAAATCTTTTTTATTTGTAATAATCTCACCTGAAGTTTTATCGACATGTGTATTGTCGCTGTGATAACGCTCTATTGCTTGTAAAGCTTTTTTATTATTGTTTTTTAGGAATGCCATATCACTCCATCCAATCGGAACGATGCAGCGATGCTCTTTTTCATAGATCCACTCATCGCTTTTAGTCGTTAAAGTTTTCTCTATTGCCCTTTCATATATAAAGTCTGGATTCGATTTTAGATCTTTTAAATCAATTCTTAAATTATCATAATTAACCTTTATTGGGGATAATGTGTGATACCGTTCGAAATATTGCTGGCTAATATCCAGTCTACTTAAAACATCGGTAGAAAATCCAATGCATATTCCATGATGCTCATCAGCATAATGAGCCCACATTAATAGGTTTCTACTTGTTTCACTAAATGAAATAACACCGATAGTCGACATTTCAGTAGCTATGTCAAACTCTGGAGCTTCTGGAAGTTCCCTATCTAACAGATTTCCTATATCTCTTGATATACTGCTTTCAAATGGATCATTGAAAAATGCTGGAACAGCAAATTTTAGTGTTGGCATGTTTAAGAAGTTGTCTATTTTTCCACTGTATTTATATAAAGTGTCCATATTTCCCTCAAATATTAGTCGCCACTTCTCCCCCCCCCGTATAGTAATACGGGGGGAATTCTTCTCCAATGTGAAAGTTGTCACTACGGGGTTGTTTTTTTGGTTATAGCCCCAATCTAGCCTCTTGAGCAGATGCTCATACTATTTATAAGGTAACTAAAATGGCTGAAGATGTGACTATTGATCAGGAGAAAAGCTCTTCCTTCGCTCCCTACTTCGGGATGTATCATGGTCTGTTAAGATTCGATTATGAAACTCTGACGTCTGGCAAACAACGGATGCTGGCTGTTGCTTGCGCACTTGAAGTCATAAAGGGTCAGGGGTCAATAGACCATCACATGGCTAACCTCTCTGCTTATGCCGACACGATCCAAGATGCTCTGGCTGTCAGAAGATAACAGTAGAAGGGGGCCACTGGCCCCCTTCTCTAGTTGATACCCAGCTTTTTCCTCCAGTAGAACGCGGCCATTTGCCTTTCTGATCGTTCCACCTGGATGATGGCCAGAGCCTCGATCCTTCGTCTATCGTACATCACACCGTTAGGCGAGATAAGGCAGTCGTTCTTCATCCGCCAGCCTTCCCAGGCTTTGAAAATTGTGGGCAGCTCCCGCCCGCATGCCATACGCATAAGCCGTTTATAGACAGGGGGTATCTCTGTACCCTTATCCCAATATGTGACCTGCCTCACAGAAACGAAACATAGATTTGCCACCTCTTCAACGGATAAGCCGCATTCAAACCAGCGAAAAATGAAGTTTTTGGTCAACTCTCGTTCCATCCAAGTAAATACCTGATAAACCAGCAAAATTGCGTGGGCTGGCTTATCGGCCGGTTTCGGATGGGCATTTAACAAAACGTCGCATTATGCGCGGTTTTGTTTATGAGATGAAACACGCTACCGAGTTGGCACTTATCTGGTTCGTGACGGTCGCTCTTGTTCCTATCAGCGCGCGTGTTCGGTTGGCCACTGTATCACTCACATTGATTTGTTATCTCTCACTCTTCATCGACACACCAACACACGTTCATTCATGCAACCTATCAAGCGGTTTATGGTTAGCGCTTTCGTGCCGTTCACTGTTGCCGGTGTGCAGATATTTGGAAGTGGTGTCGATGCTGTCATGACCCGCGTCAGCTTGAACATGGGATAAGGGTCTGCCATTGAGATTGATGTCATGGGTAATGCCGGTGTGGCGAATGGAGTGCGGTGTCAGATTGCACATCTCGGCGGCGTCCTGGGTAAAACCATCCTGTTCGGCCAGATTAGCGGCAGTCTGGATCACCGTCATGACCAGTTCACGTAGTTGACGGATACCGAGATTGGCATTGAGCTCTCCCTGTTCACGGCCATGCGCGGCGGCTTTATGGCGTACAAAGAGTGGTGTTTGTTCATTGGGGGCCGGCAATGGAGCTAGCCCCAAGAAAGTGCGATAGCGCTTGAGCGCTTCCAGCAAGGCCTGAGACACCGCCACAGTACGTCGTTTTCCGCCCTTGCTGCGTGGAATGTAATACCCCCAGACGCCGGTTTTGCCGTCGCGGCGAAACTGACCCATGATGGGCGTGAACCCGGGTCTGGCTGCCACTTCCGAGATGCGCAGATAACAGGCGTACATCAGGCTTATCAGGAAGCGGCTGCGCTCGTGCTGATCCGGTGATTCGGTTGCCAGTCGGTCGGCGGCCTGCATCACGTAGGACCATTGCAACTCACTGAAGGCCTGGCTCTGATCATCAGGTTCCTGCTGGACCGGTCGCTTGACTCGTTGCAGCAGCAACGCCGGATTCCTGTCCATGTACTCTTCCTGGATAAGAAACTGGAAGAAGGCCGACAAAATGGCGAGCTTGGTCTTCATTGCCTGCTCACTCAGACGATACGGCAGTTCACGTCCCAGCTCCCGTTTGCCGAGGAATGGCCGCCATAACGGATTGGGCAGCCGTTCTCCCCACTCTTTGTCGAGGATGAACTGCGCCACATTGCGGTAAGCAATCAGCTGGTCTGGTGGCGCCTGGCAATAGTCGAGATAGCGCATCATGATGCGCCGGGTCAGGTCTTTCGGGCTGATGGCCAGCTCGCTGAAACACCAGTGCAGAAATGTCGTCAGCTCGCTACGGTACGTTTTGTAGTTGTTCTCGTTATGGCGTTGCTCCAGCAGCCAGTCGACCGCCAGTTCGTAGACGAGGCCTGCATCGGGCACGTCGTTCAGGCTGAGGTTGGCCAGATACTGATTGACCTGGGGATTGCCCGTCTCCAGGTGAGCAAGGCCGTCAAACAGCGGCAT